GCAAGTGCAGGGCGCGGCAGAAATGGAGACGCTGGTCATCAGCATAAATGCGGACAAACTTGCGGCTGAAGCCCGGAAGGCACTGCGGAGCCTCAAAATATACAAAAAGGAGTTTGAGCCGGTACTCACGATATACGGGCAACTCCGGGACCAGTATGAGGTGCTGACGCAGCAGTTCATCGCGTCCGGGTACGAGCTGTGCGCCGGCGGGAGGAAGTCGCCGGTCGTGACGACGCTGGAGAGCCTGCGCAAGGATATACTGGCGTATGCGTCGCAGCTGGGCTTCACGCCGCAAGGGCTGCTCAAGGTGAACGCATCTGCATTCACGGAGCGAAAAACGGACGCACTGGCCAAACTGCTGAGAGAGGCTGACAAGAAATGATGACAGGAAAATATGCGGCGGAGGTGCTGGAGTACGCACAGGCCGTGGTTGAGGGCCGCAAGGTTGCGTGCAAGGAGCTGGTGCAGGGCTGCCAGCGGTTTATATCGGACATGACGGGTGGAAAGTACGACATCCGGACGCGTGACGCGGACTTTGTGATCAGCACGATTGAGACGTCGTTTATGCACAAGCAGGGGGAGCGGCTCGACGGGTCGTCGCTGCGCGGAACGCCATTGCTGTTGGAGCCATGGCAGAAGTTCATTGTCTACGCAATTCTGATCTTCTACCTCCCAGGTACGAAGGAGCGCCGCGTCAAGGAGGCGTTCATATATGTCCCACGAAAGAACGGAAAGACGATCTTTGTGTCGGCACTGGCGTGGGCGCTGGGCCTGCTGCAGCGCAAGAGCGGGTCAAAGGTATATATTGTCGGGGCGGCGCTGAAGCAAGCGATGGAGGCCTTCGGGAACCTGCTATATAATGTGACGTCGGTTTTGTATCCTGACAAGGATTCGGCGCTCAAGGCCGGGTGGCGGATCATTGACAACAACATGGGGCACACGATCAGCAACGGTGACATTGGCGGCGGGTCCATCCATCTGGAGGCGCTGGCCGGAAACCCGGACGCCCAGGACAGCTTCAACTGCAACATTGTCATTGCCGATGAGATCCATGCCTATAGGTCGCCGAAGCAATATAACATATTGAAGGAGGCGACAAAAGCCTATACCAACAAGCTGGTAATAGGCATAACCACGGCGGGTGACGATGTGTCGTCATTCTGCTACCGCCGGCTGAAATACTGCCAGCAGATTCTTTCCGGCGAGTGCACGGACGAGGCGTACTTCGTGTTCATCTGCAAGGCGGATGAGGATGAGAATGGCGACATTGATTATCTAGACCCGATCCAGCATGAGAAGGCCAACCCAAACTACGGCGTGACCATCCGGCAGGCGCAGATCATGAACGACGCGTGGCAGGCACAAAACGACCCACAGCAGCGCAAAGACTTTCTGGCAAAGTCGCTGAACATATACACCTCGGCGATGCGGGCCTACTTTGACCTGGCGGAGTTCCAGACGTCGAATGCGAAGGCGGAGGAGGAACTGGGCATCCAGCCGGGGTGGCCGCTGGAGAAGAAGCTCGCGAAGCTGGCGGCGCTCGGGGTGAACTGGTTCGGAGGCGCGGACCTCTCGAAGCTGCACGACCTGACGGCGGCGGCGCTGCACGGGAACTACAAGGGAATCGACATCGCGATCACCCACGCCTGGTTCCCCATCGTGGCGGCCCATGTCAAGGCGGAGGAAGATGGGATTCCCCTGTTTGGCTGGAGGGATGACGGCTGGCTGTCGATATGCAACAACCCCACGGTCAACCATGCGGAGGTTGTGGCCTGGTTCGTGGCCATGAAGAAGCGCGGGTTCAAGATCAAGCAGATCGGACACGATCGGAAGTTTTCCCGCGAGTATTTCGCCGGGATGAAGCGGGCGGGGTTTGTGGTCGTTGACCAGCCGCAATACTTCTACAAAAAGAACGAAGGCTTCCGGCGTATTGAGGAAAAAGCGAAGAACGGGAAGCTGTATTACCTCGGCAGCGACGCATATGAGTATTGCCTGGCGAACGTGCGCGCCATTGAGAAGACGGACGACATGATCCAGTACGAAAAGGTTATGGAGAATCACCGCATCGATGTATTCGACGCGGACGTGTTTGCCGCGGTCCGCATGCTGGAGAACCTCGAAAGGTCGACGAACGCAAGGAAGTGGTTGGATGAGTAAGAAGCGAAGACAATATGCGAAAAGCCGGGACGCGCCCGCAAAGCAGTCGTACAGCACATCATGGCTGTGTTCGCCAGACGCGTGGAATGTCCTGATCGGAGGCGGGTACCGGCGGCTTTCACAGTGCCCGGAAGTCCGGATGTGCGTGCATAAATACGCCGACCTCATCAGCAGCATGACGCTGTACCTGATGCGGAACACGAAAAAGGGCGACGTGCGGATCAAAAATGGGCTATCGCAGAAGATGGACCTCGAGCCGAACACCCTTATGACCCGCAAGCAGTTCGTGTACAACATCGTGTGGTCCCTGATGCTGGACGGCAACGGGAACCAGGTGACCTATCCCAGGTATACCGCTGATGGACATCTGGAGAACCTGGAGCCGCTCCCGCCGTCCCGCGTATCCTTCATTCCGAACGAAGCGGACCGGTCGTATAGGATTCGATATGGTGATACCGTGTTTGCGCCGGATGAGGTGCTGCACTTTGTGATCAACCCCGACCCTGACACACCGTGGATGGGTACAGGCTACCAAATTGCCTTGGGTGAGATTGTGAAAGGGCTGCGCCAAGCCATGGCGACAAAACAGGCGCTCATGCAGTCGCCCACACCGAGTATCATTGTCAAGGTGGATGGACTGACAGAGGAATTCAATTCCGCTGATGGCCGCCGGAAGCTGCGCGCACAGTATCTGGATAGCAGCGAGCATGGCGAGCCGTGGTTCATCCCGGCGGAGGCGTTTTCCGTTGAGCAAGTCAAACCGCTCACATTGAACGACCTGGCCATCAAGTCCAACATGGAGCTGGACAAGCGCGCCGTTGCGAGCATCTTTGGGGTGCCGCCGTTCCTGGTGGGCGTCGGTGAGCACAGGAAAGATGAATACAACAACTTCATCACGTCCTGCGTCATGCCGATGGCAAAGAATATCGAGCAGGAGCTGACGCGCAAGCTGCTTTATTCGCCAGACATGTACATTAAGTTTAATATTCGCAGCCTCTACGCGTATGACGTGGCCGAGATCATCAACGCTGGATCGCAGATGGTTGATAGGATGGCTATGACGAGGAATGAGCTGCGTGACTGGCTGGGGATGGGGCCGCATGACGAGATGGACGAACTAGTGGCGCTTGAAAACTATATTCCGGCGAACATGCTTGGGCAGCAGAGCAAATTGAAAGAGGGCGGGGGTGCCAATGGATAGAAAACAGCGGCAGGCGCGGTCAATCCCGACGCAGTTCCGCGTGAGCGGCGGGGATGAGATGCGCATTGAGGGCCATTTCGCGGTGTTCGGCAGCAACTATGAGCTGTGGCCGGGCGCGACGGAGAGCATTGCGCCGGGCGCGTTCGATGGCGCGCTGGATGACGACATCCGCGCGCTGGTAGACCATGAAACGCGGCTGGTGCTCGGTCGGACGAAGGCTGGGACACTGGAACTGCGCGTGGATGCCCAGGGCCTGTGGGGAAGCGTGCTGATCAACCCGGAAGATGTGGACGCGGTGAACCTGTACCGGCGCGTCGAGCGCGGAGATGTTGACCAGTGCAGCTTCGGATTTGACATTCTCAAGGAAACGACCGAAGAGCGGCCAGACGGAAGTGTGCACTGGACAATTGAGAGCGTGAGGCTGTACGAGGTGAGCTGTGTGACGTTCCCGGCATATCAGGAAACGTCAGTTACTGCGCGGAAGGCTGAACACGATCAAATCAAACGGCGCAAGTGGGAAGTGAAGCGCGCCGAATTGCTGAGGAGGGTAAAAGAATGGCGCTTAAACAGTTGATGCTGACCCGCAGGATTGCGGAAAAGAGGAAGCTGCTCGAAGAAGCCCGCTCGAAAGACGCGGGTTTTTCTTCGCGCAAAAAGAAGCTGCAGAAGCGGGAGACGGACCTGGAGGCTGCGCTCAAAGAGTTGCCGGAGGATGCGCCCCTGGAGGACGAGGTGGCCGCGATCGAGGAGTCCGTCGTCGAGCTGGAGAAGGCACAGGAAGAGTTTGAGGCCGAGCTGGAAGACCAGGCCGAAACCATCTCTCGGCTTGAGGCGGAATTGGACGCGCTGGAGGAGGAGCTCGAAGACCTGAACCGGTCGGCGACACCTTCGGCCACGGTCCGGACGAGGCAAAACGACGAGAAAAGAGGGGAACACACTATGTCGCGCATGAAGTTTTTCAGAGGTATGCCCAGCGCGGAGCGCGACGCGCTCATGGCGCGGGCGGACGTCAAGGACTTTTTGGCCCGTGTCCGCGGGATCATGGCCGAGAAGCGTGCTGGCGGCGTCAACGGTGCAGAACTGCTCATCCCCGATGTGTTCCTAGGCCTGCTGCGGGATCAGCTTGACACGTACAGCAAGCTGGCGTCCGTGGTGAACCTGCGCCGGGTTCCTGGAACTTCCAGACAAACGATTGCCGGAACGATTCCCGAGGGTGTCTGGACGGAAATGTGCGCAACGCTGAACGAGCTGTCCATTTCGTTCAACCAGGTGGAGTTGGACGGATACAAGGTCGGGGGCTTCGTCCCCGTCTGCAATGCCTTACTTGAGGACAGCGATATCATCCTAGCCGACGAGGTGCTATGGAACATCTTGCAGGCGATCGGGTACGCGCTCGACAAGGCAATTGTGTACGGAACAGGTACCAAGATGCCCCTCGGCATCATGACGCGGCTGGCGCAGGCTGCGAAGCCGTCTAACTGGGGCACGAACGCGCCGGCCTGGACGGACCTGCGGGCGACAAACCTGCTCAAGGTGGATGGGGCGTTGGCGGACGTAAAGTTCTATCAGGCCCTAATCCTGGCGTTGGGTATACCTCGTGCGAACTACAGCAATGGCGATCTGTTCTGGGCGATGAGCCGCAAGACCCATGCGCAGCTCCAGGCGAAGGCGCTGGTGTTCAACGCTGCGGGTGCAATCGTCTCCGGTCAGAACATGACGATGCCGGTCGTCGGCGGCGACATCATTCTCCTTGATTTCATCCCGAAGAACGATATCGTCGGCGGCTACGGCGACCTGTACGTCCTGGCAGAGCGTGCCGGCGCGCAGCTTGCGCAGTCGGAACACGCCCGGTTCGTTGAGGACCAAACGGTCTTCCGCGGCACGGCGAGGTATGACGGCCTGCCGGTGTTCGGCGAGAGCTTCGTCGGCGTCAACATCGCCAACGCTGCGCCGACGACGACCATGGCGTTTGCGCCGGACAAGGCGAACGAGGCGAAGCAGACCGAGGAGGAGTGAGGGATATGAAGCGGGGCGGCAAGCAGGGTGGCGTTGTGCTGGGGATCGTCAAGGCGCGCCTGAACAGGCCGCCCGGCGACACATTGCTCGACGATTACTTGAACACACGCATCGAAGCGGCGCGGTTGGAGCTCGCGGGAGAGGGCATCCGGATCGACATGAAGGACGTGAGGGACCAGGTCTTTCTGGCTGATACGGTTGTATGGCATTATCAGAACCGCGACGTGGGCAGCGCCATGCCGAACTGGCTGCGGCGCAAGCGCCGGGAGCGCTGGCTGCAGCAGCAGCGGGGAGGTTGTTGAAGTTGATACTGGACAGCGGGATCTGTTCGATATTTTCTGCCACTGACGGGGCGGCCAAGGGCAACATGCCCAGGCCGCTCCTGTCTTTGAAATACCAGTCATGGTATGGGGTGCTGGAGTTTGAAACAGCGCCTGCGCAGCCGACTGACGCGCGGATCGAGAGCGCGACGGCGATGCGCATCCGCGTACTTCAAGAGCGGTCGATCACGAGCCGGGATGTGGTGTTGTTTGGGGCAGAAATCGCCGACCCCAACGATCCGAAACTGGAGCGGTATGAAATCACGCGCGCCTATCATGGCGTGGACAGCGACAACAACCAGCCGATTACCGATCTGACGCTGAGGAGGGTATATGTGTGACGCTGCAAGAGTTTCGCGATGTTCTCCTTGAGGCTGATCCGGATACAAAGCACTATTGGACAAAGGCGGCGGGCAATTACACGACCTGGCATGAGTACAGGTCTGAGGCGCTGGCCGGGGATGACGCCCGGATTGGCACCAAGTGGCACATCCAGGTTGACCGCTTTACCAAGCTGGAGTATGACCCGATGGTGGATGTCATGGGTGCGGCCCTGGACGCCTGGGTGGAGATCGGCTATGTGTACCGGGTCGACTATGAGATTGATACCGGATACATCCACCACACGTGGGACTGCGAGGTTGTCTGATGGCGAGCATTGATTCCAGCGGCATTGACGAAATCGTGGCCGAGATGAAGCGCCAGGGTGAGCTTGTCGGCGAAGTGGCTGACCGGATGCTGTTGGCCGGCGCGGAGGTCGTCAAGAGTGCGTGGCGCGATTCGATTAGGCGGCATGGCCTTGTTAAAACGGGCGACATGTTGGAATCCGTTGGCAGCCCCGACGGCCTGAAAACGGAAGGCGGCATACGGAGGATTAACATCCACGCCGACGGCTACGACCGGCACGGTAAGCCCAACGTTGTGAAGGCTTACGTCCATAACCGTGGGAACTCTCGGAACAAGGCCACACACTTTGTCGATGAGGCGGAGAAGGCGGCGGAAGCGCCTGTTCACGCTGAATATGAACGCATATGGAATGACTTTTTGAACGGGAGGACATAAACATGCCTACAATCGGTTTGAGGAAACCCATCATCGCCCCGATCGTTGAAGAGCCGGGGAATGCTCCCCTGACCTACGGGGAGGCCATCAAAGAGGATCACGCCATTTCGGCGTCTCTTGCGTGGACGTTGAGCGACGCTACGCTTTACGGCGACGACATTTTGCTTGAAAAGGATAACGCCATATTGGGCGGCACCTTGACCTTTGGCCTGGACGGTGTGTCCCCCGCGTTGCAGGTGGGCGCTCTCGGTACGGCCTTCACCGCCGGCGGAACAGCGGACGACATGGATGACCCCGCCGCGTATTTTGAGGACGTCGATGCCAGCGGTACGCCTGTCGGGTTTGGGTATATCCGCGTACACCGCAAGGCTGGGGTCGTCACCTTTGAGGGCAATTGGCTGTACAAGGTGCAATTCGGCCCCAGCAACGAGGAAACGAACACACGCGGCGAGACCATCGTTTTCCAGACGCCCTCCATCGTGGGGACCATCATGGGTGTCAAAATCGATGATTCCGGCGTTTCACGTTTCCGCAGGCGGCAGAAATTCTCCACCGAGGCCGCCGCGCTGGCGTTCATCGAATCCTGTCGCTCTGGTACGCCTGCCCCCGCCCCCGCCACGGACACAATCCCGCAGGGCGTCACCCCGGTAGCGGCGACGACAAAGAAAGGAACGGCAGAATGATCGTCGACAAGTATGCCGTGACGACGCTCGGGGGAAGAGAGGTCAAAATGGTGTTTACCACGGCGGCCTACATCATGCTTTGTGATCGCCACGGTGGGATTGCCGAACTGGGCGACGCCATGCGGGCGACGGATGCGGCGGGTATGCGGGAAACGCTGTGGATCGCCGCGCTGCTGGCCAACCAGGGCCTTATGCTGGAGCGACAGGTAACATCTTTGTCGGAGCAGGATGTGTTTAACGTCGACAAGCTGGCCGCCGTTACGCTCCCTTTTCAGATCAAGACGATAAACCGAGCGGTTATGGAGGCCATAACCTTTGGTGTCAAGGGCGAACGTCTACCCGACAGCGACGAGGCTGAGGTTGACGTGGTGCTGGAGGAACTGAACGCTGAAAAAAAGCCGGAAGGGGGCTCGGGGCCAGACGCCTCCTCTCCTACGGCCTCATCGCGGGCCTAACGGAAGCCGAGACGCTGAGGGCTACCCCCGGCAGAGTGGTTGACCTATACCTGTACCGGCGGGACTATGACGACGCTTTGCACGGAATACGGCGGAAAGAGAGGTATGGCTAGATGGCTGCGAACGAGATTAAAACAACGCTTGCAATTGACGGAGAAGCAAGCTACAAAAAGGCCATATCCGAAGCCGCAAACGAATTGAAGGTTCTGGGGCTTGAGCTGAAGCTTAATTCTTCGGAAATGAAGTTGAATGGCGAAACTACCCAGAACCTTGCAACCCGCCAGGGCATACTCAGCAAGGAAATCCAGACGCAGCAAAAATACATTTCTACGCTGAATAGCGCCATAGAAGACAGCGTAGGGGCGAATGGCGAGGCCACCAAAGCAACACAGGGCTACGAGGAAAAGCTGCTAAAGGCGAAGATAGCTTTGAACGCGATGGAGGGCGACCTGCGAACGACCGAGGCGACGCTTGGCAATGCCGGGCATGCTACTGAAAACTTGTCGGAACTGACGGAGGACCTTTCAAAGGCCCAGGGCGATTCCAAGGGCGTCCTTGGCGGGTGGCAAAATGCGCTTGATGACGCTGGCGAATCTCTTGGCGGAATGGGGCAAGAAGCCGGCAGCAGTGAAACGGCTGTCCGCGACTTTGGGCAGGAAACCATGGATTCCGAAAAGGCCATTGCCACCGCCGAACTTGCACTCAAAGAATTGTCGTCTGAATTGCGGTTGAATGCCGCCGAGTATCAGGGGAATGCTGATTCTGCTGAGGCTTTAGCGACCAAGACAGACATCCTGAAGCAAAAAGCAGCCGAACAGCAGAAAATCGTTGACGAGCTTACGGCGGCAGTCGCGCGGTCCACCGCACAGTACGGGGAAAACAGCGAAGCCACTGTAAAATACAAAACGACATTGAACGACGCAAAGGCTACGCTTACGGACCTAATGGGAGAAATTGAAACTAAAGAGCAGCGGCTGAAAGAGCTCAACCAAAAGCTTGGTGAGGGTGCGGACCAGACGAAAAAGCTGGGTGACGAGCAGGAAAACACGGCGAAGAAATCCGGCGGGCTTAGCTCGGCGTTAAAAGGTGTTGCGAGCGTATCGGCGGCGATTGCAAAACAAGTCGCCGACCTGGCAAAAGAGCTGTACGGTTTTGCAAAAGATGTCGCGGAAACTGGAAATAACGTCGACAAGATGAGTCAGAAACTAGGTATGTCCCGGCAGGGATACCAAGAGTGGTCCTACATCCTCGACCAAAATGGGGCCAGCATCGACAGCATGCAGGGCGGCCTAACGCGCATGAATCGCGCCATGGACGACGCCATGCAGGGCAGCGACGGGGCGGCTGAAAAGTTCGCCCGGTTGGGCATCTCGCTTGAAGACATAAAAAACAGCAGCCGGGAAGACATATTCGGGATGGTCGTCTCTGGGTTGCAGGGCGTCACGGATGAGACTGAGAAGGCCGCAATCGCCAATAGCTTGTTGGGCGGTTCGGCCACCCAGCTGATTCCGTTGCTGAACCAGTCGGCGGAAAGCACGGAAGCCCTACGTGCGAAGGCGCACCAGCTCGGCGCGGTTCTTTCGGACGACGCCATAAATTCCTCTGTGGCCTTCAGCGACGCCATGACGGATTTGAACTATGTCTTTGAGGCCGTCCGAAACAAAATCGGACTTGAACTGCTGCCGGGTCTTACGTCCCTCGCTGAGGGGCTGACCGGGATGGTCACAGGGGTGGAGGGCGCATCTGACCAGTTCAAGGCGGGCGTCATGGAGCTGACGGACGGGGTGATAACGATACTGCGCGACATGCTCCCGGTTCTGCTCGACATCGGCGGGGAGGTACTCTTTTCCCTGCTGGACGGGCTACTGGACGCTTTGCCTGTTCTGCTTGCGGAGCTCCCGGCTCTTATCATGACGCTGCAGCGCTTTATTGTTGACAACCTCCCCGCGCTCATAGACATGGGCACTGATCTCATCGTCTCTCTTGCAATGGGCATGGTAGAAGCCCTCCCGTACCTTGTGGCGGCCCTGCCTGAAATCCTGGACGCCCTCCTTGACGGCCTTCTCCGTGCGATTCCGGCCCTGCTGGAGGTTGGCGTGGAGATGGTCAAGGGGCTTTGGGAAGGCATAAAGAGCATGGCGGGTTGGCTGCTTGATCAAGTGGGCGGCTTTATCGACGATTTGCTCGGGGGATTTTTAACAAAACTTGGAATACGTTCTCCGTCCACGGTCATGGCTGATATGATCGGTAAACCCATGGCCGAGGGCATCGCCATGGGTATAGACGACGGCGCTGGAGAAGTTGACGCTGCCCTTGAACACCTTATGCCGGACGCCATGCCAAACGCCATGGAGACGGGCCTAAACGCGGTGTCTGGGGCGATGGATAAGACCGCCAGCGGGATGGTGTCGGCGATCGGATCAATGGCGGACGCCACCCATGCCGGCGGGCAGAGGATCAGCGAAGGGTACAGCGCGATGGCCGAAGACGTCCTGTCTACCGTGGAGGCGCTTGTTGATCCGCTTACTGAAGCGGGAGACGCGTCCATACAGGGGTGGATCGACGGCTTAGAGGCCCGACACATTGACCTCATGCACACGGTTGAGGAAATGTCCAATGATTTGGTGAACACGATCAAGCGGGTTCTTGGTATCGCGTCCCCCGCAAAGGTGACGTATGAGATCGGTGAAAACACTGTGTTCGGCCTTCGGGACGGCATCAAGCGGCAGCAGCCCATAACGGCCACCGAGGCCACCAACATGGGCAGTGAGTTGATCAAGGGCCTGGTTACCGGTATCGCCGGGGAAGAACCGTGGCTGAAAGATTATCTGGAGCAGTTGGCCAATAGCATGATTGATTGGCTAAAGGCTGCGTTTGGGATCGAATCACCGTCTAGGCTTATGGCCGAGGCTATTGGGCTCCCGGTCGCCCAGGGCGTCGCAAAAGGTATTGATGACAACGCCTACCTTGTCCATGACGCGCTGGAAGACTTGATACCAGACCCCCAGACGCTTGAAGCCACATTGGACGTCAACCGCCGGTTCAATGATTTGGTTGGTGCTGCTGAAACACAGACCGTCAGTCGGAACAGCGAGCCGCGACCGCTGGAGCTTTCCGATTCTTCGGTTGATCGCATTGTGTCCGGCATGATGCGGGCGTACTGGGAAATGCCCGAGCCGGTGGTGGAGCTTGACGCTCGGGAAGTTGGGAGATTTGTGAGGGAGGCTGTGCCTGCATGATCACACGGGTTCGGTATGAGAGCGCAACGGGGGAAGTGATTCGCCTGAATGAAGGGAAAATACTTCTCCCGCTGGACACTCTTCGCAGCTTCAGGTGGAGAACGACGACGCGGGGCAGGCCATCTGGAAGGGGCGGAACGGCAGGATCATTCACGCAGCCCCCGCGGCAGATCGAGACGGAGATCAGCGTGCGCGGTAACTGCCTGGACTTCCACCGGCGGCTGAACGAAATGCACGAGATCACCGAAAAGGACGTCTTGGCAGAGACCCCCGGTCGGTTGTATGTCGGCGATCAATACATAACGTGCTTTTTCACGATTGACTCTGAAATCCTGCTACACAGTCGCCGAAAGAACTTTCTGACCAAAAAGGTGACTATTCTCGCCATCGAGCCGTATTGGACTATGGAAGTGACGACAAAGTTCGTGTCCCAGGAAGCGTTGCGCATATCCGAAGTCAAGCGTTACTACAACCGCTACCCTTATCGGTATGGGCAGGGGTTCGCGCTGCACTACATCAACAATAGGCACTATGGTCCGGCTCCCGCCGTGATCACGATCTATGGCCCTGCGGCTGCCCCCACTATTTCGATCGGCGGGGTTTCCACCGGCGCGACGGCCACAATTTCGGCATCCGAACGGATGATCATTGATCAGGTTAATTTCCTGGTATACAAGATCGGGCAGCACGGCGACGTGACGAACCTTTTCGACCTGCGAAACAAGATGCACAACCCCTTTCGGCCAATCGCCCCCGGAACCCAACCGGTGCAGTTTAACGGTGATTTCTCTTTTGATATCACCCTGCACTACCAAAGGAGCGAATTGAGATGGATGTGAGAGAGCTTAGGTTGACCCATGCGGATTCGTTCTTGACAGACCAAGGGTTTGTTCTTGACTTCATCCGGTTTGATGCCCATATGAAACGGGGCGGCTCCCTGTCTGAAAACAGCTACCTTTTGCAGCTTGACGAGCCAGTGTGGAGCGCCGCGCCGATCAACGTCGGGGATTTCGTGTTCGTGGATGGGGCGGAATGGGGCGGGCCGGTCGAGGTTGTGCGGCATCGATCAAGGCAAAGGACGGTAACCATTGAAGGCCCCACATGGCGCGGACTGCTGCGGCAAAGGGTTCTTGTTCCGCCGGATGGCCAAACGCATCTTACTCTACCGATGATCGATGCAAACGCTGCGATTGCAACCTTGATCGGAGATGCCTTCGCGGGAACGATTAGCGTCTCCAGTAACCCCGTCGGGGTACAAGTTGAGGGGCAATTCAGGTTTGACACGCTGCTTGCAGGTTTGGAGCGCATGCTTCGGGCATACGGCCTTCGGCTCGCCATCAATTTTGATTCCGGCGTCAAGCGGGCAGTCGTTCAAGCTCTGCCAATCACCGACTATTCGGACAGAATAGAACTGTCACAGGACTATGGAATTGATACGCATACCGTATTGGGCCGCATGGACGCCTACAATCACGTGGTGGCTCTTGGCAGCGGGGAACTGCTTGACCGGATGGTGGCCCACCTGTACCGGGATAGAGACGGAAACATAACCGACTATATGCCGGATGACTGGGATCCTATTCGCGAACGGTCCGTGGTATACGATTACTCGAACGCGGAGACGATGGCGGACCTCATTGCCGGGGCAACGCAGCGGCTGCGGGAATACGGCAACGATCGGATGCTTGAAATCAATACCGCGAAAGCCGGAATTGACCTACAGATGGGCGACCTGGTGGCTGCCCGCGACCGTGTGACGGGGCTGGAGGGTACCGTGGAGGTATCCGAGATACAGCTAAAGAGCGGCCCGGCGGGAACTGAGATAATAACGAGAGTGGGGTAACGATATGGCGCAAAAAATGATTACGGGCTACACGCCGCCCGAGGCCATGGGGCACATCGCCGCCGATGACGACGCCCAGATATACCGTGGGGCGTTCACCCGTAGCGGCATTTTGGAAGCTGACAACATGCTTGCGGCGACGATTATCGACAATAACACCGTGCAGCTTGCGTCTGGCGCGTACAGCAACCAGGGGTTCGTTCTGTCAATCCCCGGCGGGCTGACGGAGACGCTCACGGTGCTCAATGGGACCCCCGGCATGATGCGGAGCGATTTGATCATTTCTGAGTTTCAGCGCGGGGGCGGGGATGTGCCGGATAGTCACGTATTGCGTGTTCTGCTCGGGAGCGAATCCGTTTCCTCTCCCATTGACCCGTCGCTCCAGCAGGATGACCTATCCGCCGGGGGCACCCTTCGCCAGGAAGCGGTTTTCCGAATCTCGCTACTCGGGCAGCAGATCGTTGGGGTCACGCGCATAGCCGATGTGGTGGCGGCCCATGGTCAGTCACCATACATCACACTGCCACAGAATAGCGGTAACTTCTCGCTTTCGACAAATACGATCTACGCCATGTCGCTCAACGGCGCGGCAAATGTAACCTTTCCGGCCCCGATGCCCGGTCTGCAGGATCAGATACTGATCTACATGAACACGACCACCACAAACCCAATCACGTGGCCCGTTGGAACGCTGTTCGTCCTTGGCATGACGCCGCTATTTCGGGCCGGGTGGTTTTACCGGCTCATTTGCGAATACGACCCCAACGCCGGGGCGTGGGTGGTTGGCGTGATAGAAAGCGGGGGCGGGGTATGAGCAGGGCAAGGCTTGACCTGTTTGCAAAACAGCTGATTGATGGGGACGCCCTGCTTCCTACGTTTTTTACGTATACCGGGCTGTGGCGATACCGGATGATCGCGATAGGGTTGCAGCGGTACCGCCTCATCACCCTACTCACCAACGGTGTTATCACCTTTGACAACCCGTATGCGGCGGACATATGGCTTTGCGGCGGCGGCGGGCGCGGGGGTTTGGCGTGGAGTACCGGGCAAAACTCAACGTTATCGTCTTCGGGGGGCGGCGGCGCGGGTGGGTTTTTCAACTCTCAGTACGGCTTGACGCTCTCCGGGTCCTACACAGCCGCGATCGGGCCTGGCGGGAACGCCTCCGCCCCGAATGGCGGCAGGACAGATTTTCAAGGGCTGTTCGCCAACGGTGGAAACGCTCCGCCCGTGGGGAGTATTCAGGCCCCGCCATATGGACGCGGGGGCAACGGCGGTTCCGGTGGCGGGGCTGGGGCCTACGGCACATACAATGCCGCTGGAAACGGTGGGGTAGCCGGTACGCCCGGAACCGGCGGAGGAAAGAGTACGGTGCCTTTCGATGATACCTTCAATTTCTTGTCGTTGTGCGCTGGCGGAGCTGGTGGGATGATGACTGCGTTTCTGTGGTCGAGCGGTTCAGGCGGAATGACCGCAACAGCATGGGCCGGGGGCGGAGACGGCGGCAGCAACGGCGGCGATGGAAAAAGGGCTCCCGCTGGAAATGTTGGGCCAATGTCAAACTGGAACGCACCAACGTTCGGCGGTCTATCCGGAGGCGGCAATGCGGCTGCGTTCCCGTCCGGGCCAACAGCGCCCGCCGGGTTCGGCAACGCCACAGACTTCGGCGGCGGCGGGGCTGGTGCGGCAGTAGCCGCAGGGGGTTCCTTGGCGGGTGACGGCTTCCCTGGTGTTGTGTTCATCCGCATCCCGGTTTAAGGAGGAAAGCATATGGGAGTTAGGACAATAGACATAGACCTGCTCAGAAAATACCCTACGATGGCGCTGGGCATCGCGGGGGAGAACCTGGCCACCCGCTTGACAATTGATTGCCGCGGCATAATGCAGCAGTGGCCGGGGCTGTCTATCGGCGTGATCATCAAGCGGGATGACGGCTACGTGTACCCTGCGGCCTCACTGCTTCAGCCCGACGGGTTCGGTTTTGTGCGCTATGACGTGACTTCCGCTGATACCGCTGTTCCCGGTCCACTGTACGTCGAAATAAACGCAATGCAGGGCGACATGCTGGCGAAGAGCATAACGATACCGTTCATTCTGCGGGAAAGCTTGACGGTAACTTCCGGCAACGCTCCACCCCCTCCTCGCCCTGGTTGGGTTGACGGGATAGCGGGTGCTGCTGAGGATGCGCGGGGCGCTGCTGTGTCCGCCAATGCCGCTGCAGATCGGGCGAACAGTATCGCGCACGAACTCGTCCTGGCGCTGTCTGCGGGGGCGCTCACCGGACCCCCGGGAGAGCAGGGGCCGCCAGGGCAGGACGGATCGCCCGGGGCAGACGGTCTTCCGGGGGCCACGGGTCCAGAAGGAAAACCTGGAGAACCTGGCACAGGGCTTGTGATCCTAGGCACATACCCTACACTGGATGACTTACGGGCTGCTGTTACCAACCCAGCAGTCGGCGACGTGTACGGTATCGGGGCTGAAGCTCCGTTCATTCTGTGGGTGTGGGATGGCGTGCTGCTGGACTGGACAGAACTCGGGGCGCTCCAAGGCGCGGACGGTGAGCACGGGGCGGATGGCGCACCTGGAGCAGATGGCGCACCTGGAGCATCCGGGGCGGATGGCGTGCCTGGGCCCCAGGGACCCGCAGGACCAAACCAGATATCCGTAGGGACAGAAGTGGATGGCATGTCTACGGGTATGATCCTAACGGTGCAAAACGGGTTTGTTTTTGGCGTGTACCCGTCCGACTACTTTCCCGAAGACCTGGTAACGTCGGTGAACGGCATCCCGCCAGTAGGTGGGGACGTTACCCTGTCCGCCGGGGACGTGTCGGCTGTCGAGCTCATCGACAGCAAGGCAAACCCGGCGCAGGTGAGCGCGGGCATGGTGACGATCACCGGCAACACTACGTTGGCTCTGGCGCATGCGGGGCAAATGATATCCGCCAACTCCGCCAGCGCAATCACGATCACGGTACCGACCAATGAAAGCGTACCGTTTCCCACGGGAACGGAAATTGAGGTTTTGCAGGAGGGCGCTGGGCAGGTTTCCTTTTCCCCGGAATCTGGCGTGACGCTGCAAAGCATGGGTGGACTCAGGAAGATAGCTGGCAGGTACGGCACAGCTGCCCTAAAGAAGGTCGGGGAGAATGATTGGCGTCTCATTGGTGCGCTGTCATGAGGGCGTCAAGAAGGGCGGCAATAGCGTCACAGGCGGAGGAAAAGCTAGGCGCGAACACCGTCGCAGTGGCCCACAGCGGAACCCCGTTCCTGTCGTTGTACGAAAGGTCCGGCAGCTCGTTCGCAAAGCTCCCGAACCCAGCATCGCTCCCGACCGGAAACGCGGAAGGCGTGTCGTTCTCGGTCGGCGGTCAGTACCTTTGCGTTGTTACGCAAACGTCTCCATACGTCACAATATACAAGATTTCCGGGAAGGCGTTCGAGCGGCTCCCGAACCCGGCGACGCTTCCGACAGGAATGGCGTTCGGGTGCGACTTTTCAAGGGACGGGACGTATCTGGCGATTTCGCACAGCGGCTCCCCGTACATAACGATATACAAGCGGAGCGGCGATACGTTCACGAAATTGCCGAACCCAGCGACGCTGCCGCAGGGAGACGCCAGGGGCTGCGGGTTCTCTCCGAACGGTGAGTACCTTGCCGTTTCAATGACTGTCACCCCGTTCGTGGCCGTGTACAGGAGGAGCGGGGACACGTTCGCCAGGCTAGCCAACCCGTCACTGCTTCCTTCCGGGCAGGGGAGGTGCGCAAGGTTCTCCCCGGACGGCGTGCACCTTATCGCTGGTCACATGAATGCGCCATACGTGCGTGTGTACAAGGTGAGCGGGAACAGCGTTTCGTGGGTCACTGGACCCGCGGTTGCCGGAACCGTTATGGACGCGTCGTTTTCATCCGATGGGCTGTACATGGCGCTTGGTCACGACACAACGCCGTTTATTTCCGTGTATTCGAGAATCGGCGACACGTTCACAAAGCAGGCGAACCCCGCCACGCTCCCGACAATCCAGGTAAATGGGTGTTCGTTCTCTTCGGACAACAGCCTGCTTGCCCTCTCGACGCTTGCTTCCCCGTTTTTCATATCGTACACGCACAACGCGGGGGCGCTGGCAAGGATTGCAAACCCGGAAACGCTTCCGCCGCAGCAGGGCAAGGGCGTGGCATTTATGAGGTAAGAAGGTTTCCGAATGAACGCAATATACGAAAAAAACCCAGGGAGGTGAAAAAACATGATCAAGGCAAGAGATTTGGTGCAATACGGACGGCAAGCCGAGGGTGGCGGCTATCTATGGGGCTCTGACGGACAGACGAGCTCGCTTCGGTTCCGAAACGAGCTTGCAGCTAGGCTCAATCCTGCCACACAGCAGTCCACCATAGACAACATTCTGCGGGTGGGCGCAAAGTGGGACGGGCGTGCCTGCTGGGATTGCTCCGGCCTGTTCCGGGGCGCGTGGCGGAAGCTGATGGTGTACAAATCTGGCGGCTCCACGACGATCTGGAACACGTGGTGCACCGAGACGGGCCCGATCGGCACGATGCCGGACGAGCCGGGCATTGCGGTATTTCGGGGGACGACGACACCCAGGCCCAGCATGTCGCACGTGGGGCTGTACATCGGCAACGGCGAGGTTGTGGATGCCCGGGGGACGGCCCTGGGAGTGCTGCGTAGGCCGCTGAATAGCTACGCCTGGACGCACTGGGGGCGGCTCCGCGACGTAGCATACAACGACGATGCGCCGACTGCTGTGGTGCCTACGCCGTTGTATCAGGCGGAGGTGGTCAATGTCAACATCGGGCTGAACCTGCGCACATCGCCCGTAAACACGACCAATACCATCCTGCTGATTCCAAAAGGCGGCGTGGTGGATGTGCTCCAGGACAACGCGGGTGGCGGGTTTGCCTATGTGCGGTACTTTGGAATCCTCGGGTACTGCACGCGGTCATATTTGCTGCAGCTCGATGCGGACGATGATGGGGGCGATGAGGGATGACAAAAGCGATTGCCGAAGCGGTTTCGGCCACAGTGTCCGCCGGGCACGTGCTCGCTATTGATATCGGATTGCTCGTGAGCCTATGCACGCTTGGGGCATTCATCGTGGCTGCCGTGCGCGGGTATATGAATTTGAGCTGCCGCTTTAAAGCAGTAGAAGACGATTCGAAAAAACTCGCGAAGGCACAGGGCGTGTTGCTTGAAGGCATCTATGCGGCTTTAATCGGAGACGAACTAACCGTAAACGCTGCGGCTGAAAAGCTGCGGGCACATTTATTTGATAGGAGGGAAATCTAATGGAACAGAACAGGTTTAAGTCTCCCGTGGTGTGGGCGGCAATCGTGGCGCAGGTGGTGTCGATTCTGTTGCTGACGGGCGTGATCGGGGAGGCCCTGGGGGCTACGATCACGCTGGTTGTGGCGGGGGCGCTGGAGATCGGGGTGCTGGTCGGGATTCTGAACGACCCGACGGATGCGGTGCATTTTTGATGGGATGGAGCCGGGGCGGGGTGCCTCGGCTCTTTTTTTATTCCTGTCGCGCCGCATCTGGCCACTCCTCCAGCCCCAGGCAGGCCAGCACGGCCTTGTTGACAAAGCCGTTGATGGATTCCCTGCAGCTTCGGCGGAAGCCTCGATGGTGGCTTTCTGGCCTTTGGGGACTACGATCCTTAGGCTGTCGTAGTTGGTTGCATTGCGTTTTCTCACGTTCGCGGATAATTTCCAGCTGTCCGCATATACTTTGCCTGAGGAGGGTTTGCATGGCAAAAAAAACTAAAATCGATTTCGGTCGCATTGCTCAAGAAATCCTACGTGATGTCAAACGTTCAAAAATAGAAGATGCACAGATGGAACAAGAAAACAAACGTTTTGGTAGGGAAACCGAAAAAATCCTAAAAGACGTCAATAGTCGTTTTCGTAATAAACAGCAATAGGTGTTACGATCAACACTTCGTCCTTATTGATGAATCCCAACTCATTCAACATGTTTATTGTTGCACGTTGGATTCTGTTTAGCGCAGATATTACTTTTAGCGAGTCATCATTTTGTTCCGGAACAATCTTGTTCGCTTTTCCTACAACTGTCATCTCACCATCAAACTTAAAACCAAGCTGCTGCCTTTTCTCCCGAAGATACTCTTCCTTCAACACAATAAGCAGACCATCAGAATATAAAAATACGCCAAATGGAATCATTGTTTTTGCATAATCAAGTATGCGGTGTACACGCTTCAAGTAATCAAACGGAAAGGAAATCGAAGGGTCTGGTTTTACATCGTAGTCGCGAAAAATTTGGTGGTTATTTTCGTCAAACAGGCTTCCAATCCGTTCCAAGTCAATATACTTGAATGCTGCAGTGTGTTTTATGTACTTTCCAGGTTTCATCTTCTCACGATCAGTTTCAAGCTTTTTTCCAAGTTCCATTTTCTCATGATCGGCCTCAAGCTTTTCGGGGTCTACTCTATCGTAAAAAATGTTGAACATAAAATCGTGTAATTGCTTTGTGACGATCTCTCTGCCAGTTTTAGTGTTGGCAATGCTCATTGGGGCGTTTGTAACGGTTATTAAAGCTTTGCTCTGCGCTTTTACAAAAAGCCCAAACAGCCCTGCTGTTTCTGCACTTCCTTCGACAGTCCCGCTTCTCGTCCGGTTGCCTTTAGTATGTGTTTGCTGTGTTCCTATCTCTGATTGGAGATTCACCTCTAGTCCGCCCTCAGTCTGTGCAAGGAATGATTCTAGGAAGTCAGAATCTAGATAGAGAAACTCCCTCACTTTCTTTTTCGGGGACTCTTCCTCCTGCGTTTTCGGGCTCTTTCGCCCTTTCCCTTTTAGAAGCTCTCGCACCTTCATTTTTATTAACCTCCCGTCAGTAAAACTCAAGACAAATAATACCAGCCTAACTGCTTACGAAGAATCCGCAAAGAGATTTT